CAGCGCGCTCCTGGCGACGACCGGCATCAAGGGCATTTTCGCGGCGCGCTGGAACAATGCCGTCGGCAATCCGGTTGGCGAGGACGTCACCACGGAAGTGATCCCGACACCGACACCGACACCGACACCAACGCCGACACCAACGCCAACGCCAACGCCAACGCCAACGCCAACGCCAACGCCAACGCCAACGCCAACGCCAACGCCAACGCCAACGCCGACGCCAACGCCAACGCCAACGCCGACGCCGACAGGGGTCTATGTCGACGGCACGCTGCGTACGCCGGAGCCGCTGGAACAAATCGCCACACCATCCGGAAGCTATCCGCTGTTCTACCTGGGCGAAACTTACGACGGCAAAGCCTACCTACTGAAAGGCGTTGGCGCGGGCTACGAGAACGCTTGGGACATTCTGTTCGCCCGCTATCCGGACGCCTCGACCGCCAGCATTCTGGAGAACCTGCACACTTGCTCGGTGGAAGGCGACGCCCGCACGGTGCGCGTTTCGCAAGGCGCCATCAAGTGCGCCACGATGATGCACTTGCGCGACCCGGCCGGCGCGCTCGACCGGCTTGTGGCGGCGGTATCCGCGAAGCGGGCGCTGCCCTGCCTGCCGACCGTGGCCAATGGCTGGCCCTTCACCCTGTCTTTCGGCACTGGCGCGCCAAGCGGCTCGACGGGTGGCGGCACGCGCAAGGACCTGTACCCGATCGGCTACCGGCCGGACCGGATTTACGGCAAGAATTCCAGCTTCAATAATTTCATCGGCAACGTCAACGGCGGCGCCGGCGACGATGACAGCTCGCGCGGCTGGATTTCGCAAACCGACATGGGCCTGATCGGCGCGGCGCTGGCTGGCAACGTCACGGCTTTCGGCGTCTATCTGGAGCGCATCCGCGCGGACGTTGGCTACGGCCTTAGCCTTGGCCGCATGGCCATGATTTCGGCCAATCATCATCGGCTGCGCGATCCGCAAATCCCGTTTGCCGGCGACCTTGGCTACACGACGGCCGGCACGCGACCGGGAACGGACTATTGGCAGACGAGCGGTCTCGAATGGCAATGTCCGGCGGATTATCCGTACATCAGCGAATTGCAGGCCAACACGACCAGCAACTATCCGCATGGCCGCGACAACGCGCACCAGTTTAACCACGGCTTTGCCTATTGGCTGGCCACCGGCGACCCCCGCGCGGCGATCCTCATGCAGGGTATCGTGGCTTTCGGCGCCGCCGGCCAGTACGAAGGTATCAACGGCGTCAGCTATCGCTGTCGCTTCAACTACCAGCGCTTCACGCTCAACAACCAGATTGCGGCCTGGGTGGCCAGCGACCTCGCGCTGAATGTCAGCGGGCCGATCGTTTGGCCGCAAGACCGCAACCTGAAAATGTACGAGGACACCACCAACGACTGGGCGGCGCGCATCGACGCGCAAGACGCGCTTGGTGTGCCTGGTAGCGACGAGTACCTGCCGCTCAAGATATACAGCGCGCTTGACCACAATCAGGCGTCAATCGCCATTTCGTGGTTCATGTACTGCCGCTACGGCGGCGAGCTGTCCTACCTGTTGGCGTTGAAGGGCAAGCCGAAAATGCTGATCCGCTGGACGCGGCAGCATATCCTCAAATTTGGTCGCATCGGCGGCGCGCTTGGCTACTACGGCACGTTCGCGCAGACGTCGGCCTACAAATGGCGGCAAAGCGGCGTGCCGATCCCCTACGCCGACGAGGACGGTTTTGTCGACTACCAGATCGACAACACCGTGTTCTCGACGCTGAATTTCAACGAAATATCGTCGTCGCAGCGTGCCTATCTGTTCCGCATGTATGCGGGGCTCAAGTACTTCGCCAAGGACGCCATTGCGCGCGGCGCCATGCAAGCCTCCGATGTGCCTGGCCTCGACGCGGCTATCGCCGCGTTCGAAGCGCAGCTTGCCGCGACCACGTCGGGAAGCTGGTCGTCCCTGGCGTGGAAGGACAGCGCCATTGACTTCACCTCGGCCGGGATATTGTGAAACCGCTTTCCGCTGCTGAAATCCAGGAGCTTCTGCCGTATTTGGACGACGGCAAGCGCAAGGAGCTCATGGACCTTCTAGCGCGCGACACGGCATTGTGGCGCCCGCTCCCCGGCCCGCAGTCGGCCGCATATCGTTCCGAAGCGCATGTCGTCGGCTACGGCGGCGCGGCGGGTGGCGGCAAGTCCGACCTGATGATCGGCGCGGCGCTCAACAGGCACCGGCGCAGCCAGTTGTTCCGGCGCGAGTACACTCAGATGAAGGGCATCGTGCAGCGCATGACGGAAATCATGGGTTCGCGCGACGGCTACAACAGCCAGGAAAAGCTATGGCGATTGCCGGACGGCCGTTCCATTGAATTCGGTTCCGTGCCGACCCTCGGCGACGAGCTGAATTACCAGGGCCGCCCGAAAGACCTGCTTGGCATCGACGAAGCCACCAACTTCCTGCAACCACAGGTGCGCTTCCTGAAAGGCTGGGTACGCAGCACTACGCCCGGCCAACAGCAACAGACCATCCTCACCTTCAACCCGCCAACGACGGCGGAAGGCCGCTGGGTCGTCGACTATTTCGCGCCGTGGCTGGACAACAGTCACCCGGTGCCGGCGCTGCCTGGCGAGCTTCGCCATTTCGCGATCATCAATGGCGATGACTTCGAGGTCGCCGACGACCGCGAATTCGTTTTCGTCAACGGCGATTTCCGTTATGATTTCGATCCGGCCGACTACACCGGCGAACGGGCGACGCTGATCATCAAGCCGGAGAGCCGGACCTTCATCGCGTCGCGCGTCACGGACAATCCGTTCCTCGTCAACACTGGCTACATGCGCCAGCTTCAGGCCATGCCGGAGCCGCTGCGCTCGCAAATGCTCTACGGCGATTTCAAAGCCGGCATGGAAGACGACCCGTGGCAGGTGATTCCTACCGACTGGGTCGACGCAGCCATGCAACGCTGGTCCGAACGCGACCGCAAACCGACCATGGACAGCCTCGGTGTCGACGTTGCGCGCGGCGGCAAAGACCGTACGGTGATCAGCCGGCGGCACGGACACTGGTACGACACGCTGCTTGAGTACCCCGGCGCGCAGACGCCGACCGGCTCCGAGACGGCTGGCCTCGTCGTCGCGGCCACGCGCGACCGCGCGCCGGTGCATATAGATATCATCGGCGTCGGCGCCAGTCCGTTCGACTTTCTCGTTGCCGCCGGGCTGCACGCTGTCGGCGTGAACGTCGGCGAGGCGGCAGTCAGCACTGACAAGAGCGGCCGGCTGCGCTTCTCGAACCAGCGCAGCGCCTTGTGGTGGCGTTTCCGCGAAATGCTTGACCCGGACAGCAACCTGGCCGTGGCCCTGCCGCGCAACGAGGAGCTGCGGCGCGAGCTCTGCGCGCCGAAATGGCTGGTGCGCAGCGGCGTCATCTACGTCGAAAGCCGGGAAGAGCTCATCAAACGCGTCGGCCGTTCGCCCGACCTTGCTTCCGCCGTGCTGCTGGCCTCGATGGACACGCCGAAATCCAACAGTTTTGGGCAGGAACTTGTGCGCCAGCGTCGCGCGTATGATCCGCTGGCGGCGTTTTCCGACCGTCGCAGCCACAATCCTTTTGGCGAAGGACAACGCCGTGTGTGATCCCGTTTCCGCAACCATCGCTGGGGCCGCCGCGCTCGGCGCTGGCACGTCGGCCATTTCGGCGAGCAAGGCCCGCAAGGCGCAGCGCAAGGCGCAAGCCTCCGCCGAAGCCTCGGCGGCGCGGCAGGCGCAAGCGCAGGAAGAACAATTCAATCGCGCCAACCAGCGGACGCCAGATTTGTCGGGGCTGATCGCGTCCAACAAGCGCGCGGCCGGGGGCGGCGTCGGCGGCACCTTTTTGACTGGTGCCGCCGGCGCTCTGCCGGGCGCGCTGGGCGGTGTCAGGTTGCTGGGCTTCTAGAACGTGTACACAAAACGGGAATTGGCGCTAAAGCATTGGCGCTCGTTGTTGAACGAACGCAGCAACTTCGACGCGCATGTTCGTGAAGTCGCTGAAAACCTGCTGCCAAGGCTTTCCCGTTTCATAACCACGGACCGCAACCGTGCGACAGGCAAGGGCCGCAACACGCAGATTATCGACAGCGAGGGTACGCGGGCGCTGCGCACGCTCGCCGCCGGCCTCATGTCGGGCATGACCAGCCCGGCGCGGCCGTGGTTCCGGCTGGAGACGCCAGACCCGGACCTGAATCGCATGCCTGAGGTCAAGGCGTGGCTTGATGACGTCACCAGTACCATGCTGCGCGTGTTTGCCCGATCCAACACCTACAACGCGTTCCACATGATCTATCGCGAGCTGGGGGCGTTCGGAACGGCGGCGTCCTTCGTCGAACCCAGTTTCGAGAATATCGTGCACCATCACCCGCAGACGTTCGGCCAGTATGCGCTGGAGCTTGACCACAACGGCGTCGTCAACACCATCGGCCGGGAATTTGAAATCACGGTTTCGCAAGCGGTCGCGTGGTTCGGCTACAACAAGCTGTCGTACCAGATGAAATCCGCTTACGACAACAGTGAGTACGGCACGACGATGAAAATTCTGCACATCGTCAAGCCGCGCGTGTCTCGCGACGCCACCAAGCGCGACGCCCGCAACATGCCGTATGAAAGCTGCTATATCGATTTGGGTTCGACCGAGGTCAACGAAGGCGTGCTTCGCGAAAGCGGCTACCGGCGCTTCCCGGCGCTCGCGCCGCGCTGGGACGTGCTCTGGAACGATTGCTACGGCGTGTCTCCGGGCATGGACGCGCTCGGCGACCTGTTGCAGCTCCAGCAACAGCAATTCGCCAAGGCCAAGGCCATCGACTACCAGGCGGACCCGCCCGTCATGGTGCCTGTCGAATTGAAGAACGGCGGCGCCAATCTGTTGCCCGGTGGAGTGTCCTACTACAGTGCGACATCAGCACAGGGCGGCATTCGTTCGGCTTTCGACGTCAGGCTCGACCTCAACCATCTGCTGCTGGATATCCAGGACGTGCGCCAGCGGGTTCGTTCGGCGTTCTATGCCGACATGTTCCTGATGCTGGCGAGCATGGACAACACGCAGATGACAGCGACCGAAGTCGCTGAGCGGCACGAGGAAAAGCTGCTGATGCTTGGCCCGGTGCTGGAGCGGCTGCACAACGAGATGCTGTCGCCGATGATCGAGCACACATTCGACCGTCTGATCGAGACTGGCGTGCTGCCGCCGCCGCCCGAGGAGCTGAGCGCGCAGGAGCTGAACGTGGAATTCGTTTCCGTTCTGGCGCAAGCGCAGAAAGCCGTTTCGGTGAATTCGGTCGACCGGCTGATCGGGCATCTTGGCGTGCTGGCGAACGTGCAGCCGGAAGTCATCGACAAATATGACTTCGACCGGTCGGTCGAGAAGTACGCCGACGTGCTTGGCGTCGACCCCAATCTGATCGTCGCCGACGACAAGGTGGCGCTGATTCGCCAGCAGCGGGCACAACAGCAACAGGCGGCGGCGCTGGCCGAGCAGGCGAACGCGGCGGCCGATCGCGCGGCCAAGCTAGGCACGGTAACCACGCAGGGCGGAACCTCGAACGCCGGCGCTGACCTCATGTCGCTGTTCGCCGGCTACCAGACGCCGGCTGCCAGCTAGAGAACTTGTGCGCAAGCCGAACGTATATGGTCCCCGGCATTATGGCGAGAGACCCTTTCGACAAGCTGGCCCAAGAGCGGTCCCGTGCGCAAGCCGAAAGCGAACGGCGTGTGGCCCGCGAAGCGTTCGTCAACAACGTCGGCTGGCTCATGTCGTCCCCGGAAGGGCGCCGTTTCATGGCGGGGTTGCTTGGCCGCACGCATGTTTTCCAGTCGAGTTTCACCGGCAATTCCGAAACCTTTTTCCGGGAAGGGCGCCGGGACGTCGGACTTCAGTACCTGGCTGTGCTGAACAGCCATTTTTCCGAGCAATATGTGCTCATGCTGACGGAGCAGAACCAAAATGAACGACCAATCGCAGACTGAGGGCGGCCAGACTGACACCGCGCCTGCCCTCGATCCGGGTGGACAGGCTGTTGTGGAGCCGGCCGCGAACGCGGATGCAGGCCAGCAGGCTGCTCGCCCGGAAGCCGGAACCGCGTCGGCTGCGACCGACGCCGCCAACGGTGAGGAAACTACGGACGCGGCCAAGACACCTGTCGGTGCTCCGGCCGAGTACGCCAGTTTTACGACACCGGAAGGCGTGACCTTGAACCCTGATCTTGTCGGGTCGTTCAAGGAGAGGGCTAAGGCGCTCAACCTCACGCAAGAGCAAGCGCAGGGGTTCGTCGATATCGCTTCGCAACTCGCCGCAGGCTGGGAGCAGCAGCATCTTGCCGCTGTTGACGCCGCGCGGAACAAGTGGCGGGCCACGGCGACCGCTGATCCGGAAATCGGGGGCGCCGAGCAGGCAGCCAAGATGGCTGTTGTGGCAAAGGCCCGCGATACGTTTGCTACTCCGGCCTTGCGCGAGTTTCTGGACGCATCGGGCCTTGGCGACCATCCGGAGGTTATCCGCCTCCTGTACCGCGTCGGCAAGGCTGTGAGCGAGGATACTTTGGTGACCACGGGCCGGCCAACCGACACCCAGCGGACAACCGAAAGCATCCTCTTTGACAAAAGTGCCAGGCAAGCTGCCTAGCCCATGACGGAGATATAACCCATGCCTGTTCTTGCAACTACTCATCCGACGCTCCTCGACGTCGCCAAGCGCCTCGACGCCAACGGCAAAGTCGACCGGATCGTTGAAATTCTGAACGCCACGAACGAAGTGCTCGACGATGCCGTCTGGCTCGAGGGCAACCTCCCGACCGGCCACAAGTCGACGGTTCGCACTGGCATCCCGACGCCGACATGGCGCCGGCTGTATCAGGGCGTCCTGCCGACCAAGAGCCATACCGCGCAGGTCACGGACACGTGCGGCATGCTTGAGGATTACAGCGAAGTCGACAAGGCGCTGGCTGATCTCAATGGCAACACCGACGCGTTCCGCCTGTCCGAGGACTCGGCGCACATCGAAGGCATGAACCAGGAATTCGCGTCGACGCTGTTCTACGGCAACGACATCCTCGACGAAGCCGAATTCACTGGCTTTTCGGCGCGCTTCAACAGCCTGTCGGCGGAAAGCGCCGACAACATCGTCATGCCGGCGGCTGGCGTCGACGGTAACGACAATGCCAGCGTGTGGCTGGTCTGTTGGGGTCCGAACACGGTGCATTGCATCTATCCGAAGGGGTCCAAGGCTGGTCTCCAGATGACGGACCTTGGCGAAGTTACGGTTGAAAATGCTCCGGGGGGTCCGGTTGGTGGCCGCATGCAGGCTTACCGGTCGCACTACCGTTGGGATTGTGGCCTCGTCGTTCGCGACTGGCGTTACGTCGTGCGCGTGCAGTTCAACCAGGAAGACCTGACGAAGGACGCGGCCAGCGGTCCGGACCTCATCGACCTGCTGACGGATGCTGTCGAACGGCTGCCCAGCAAATCAATGGGCCGGTGCGCGTTCTACTCCAATCGCCGCGTGCGGACTTTCCTGCGCAAGCAGATTACCAACGCGACAAGGGGCTCGACGCTCACCATGGATACCGTCTCGGGCAAGCGCGTGCTTGCTTTCGACGACATTCCGTTCCGTCGCGTCGACGGTTTGCTGTCGACCGAAGCGGCCATCGTCTAACAGGAGTTTCAGCACATGATCATCGACAAACTCACCACGCTTGCCGACAGCCTGGCGCTTAACACTGGCGCTGCCGGCGCTTACATCATCGGCGATCAAATCGACGTGGCCAAGGCTTTCGAGCTTTGGGACACCGAGGAAATCTATGTCGTCGCCCGCATGGCGACCGACGCCACGAGCTCGACCAGCACGGCAACGCTGGTGCTTGACCTCGTCACCGATGACAACGCCGCGCTGTCTTCCCCGACAGTCGTCGTGTCGTCCGGCGGCGCTCGCGCCGTACCGGTACTCACGCGCGGCACCACGCTGTTCGCGGCCAAGCTGCCCAAGGGCTTTGCCTCCGAGCGCTATCTTGGTGTCCGCCAGACAACCGGCACACAGGCGTTCACCGCCGGTTCGGTGGACGTTTTCTTCACGCCGAACATTTCTACCTGGCGGGCTTTTGCAGACAATCTGGTTCCTGGCCAGATTTAACGTGGTAACGGGAGCTGGGAGGCTTCGGCCTCCCGGCTCCTGGCCTTTAGTAGCGGGAAACACATCATGGCACAGTTTAGGGCTACACGGCTTGGTTTCTATCGCGGGGTGCGACGTCCCAAGGACAGCATTTTTGCCGCGCCTGACACGTTCTCGGCGTCGTGGGCAGTGCGCGTCGGGTCCGCCGAGGACAAGGACGAGAAGCTGGCGAGCAACAAGCTGCTCGACCAGAAAATTCCGGACATCAAGGCGGCGCTGTCGACGCTTTCGGTGGCTGAATTGCACGCGCTGCTTAACGAGGAAAGCGCAACTCGCCGGCGTAAATCGGTTGTTGCGGCCATTTCCGACGCTATTGACAACCGGGTGACCCAGCCGCCAGGCAAGCACGAAGATCCTCTCAGCTAAGGAAAACGCCGTTGGCCACAGCGGTAGATATCTGCAACGTCGCGCTAAGCCGGCTTGGCGACCGGGCCAGCCTCACGTCGATCGACCCTCCCGAGGGGTCCATGCAGGCGGACAATTGCGCGCGTTTCTACCCGATGGCCCGTGACAGCGCGCTGGAGCACTGCCACTGGACCTTTGCCCGTACACGCGCGCCGCTGGCGCAAGTGAACACGCCGGTTTTTTCCTACTGGCAATATGTCTATGCCCTGCCGGCCGATTTCCTGCGCTTGGCGGGTGTCCTGTCGCAGGGCTGCACCCTGCCTTTCGGTTCGGTTACGTTGGTGCCGTATTTCCTGGCGACGCTGCCCAATGGCGAAAGGGTGCTGGCGACCAATCAGCCCAATGCGTGGCTCGATTATTCGCGCCGGGTGGTCGATCCCGCGCTCTTTCCGCCGCTGTTTGCCAGCGCGGTTTCCTATCTGCTGGCCTCACATCTGGCGGGACCACTGATCAAGGGCGTCGCCGGCGCGCGCACGATGGCGGCCATGCAGCAAGCCTACGCCGTCGAGGTGGCAAAGGCCGCCGTCGCGGACGCCAATCAGGACACGCTTAGCCATGCCAGCGCGCACACGCCGGCGTCCGTTCGCGCACGCGGCCATATCGCTGGTTCCCGTGTACACGAGCACGCGGACGGGCTGCTATCCTGGCCGGTAGCCTGACGTGGGTGACTTCCGGACGCACACCCGCGCCTTCAACGGTGGCGAGGTAACACCCGAATTTTTCGGTCGCATCGACGATGCCAAGTACCAGACGGGGCTGGCGTTGTGCCGCAACTTCGTGGTCCGGCCGCATGGTCCCGTGCGTAACCGCAACGGCACCTTCTACGTGCGCGAGGTGCGCAACAGCGCCTTCCGGGTTCGGCTGTTCACGTTCGAATTCTCGTTCGACCAGATGCTGGTCGTGGAATTCAGCCCCGAGTATTTCCGGTTCCACGCTTATGGGCAAACGGTGTTGAACATTTTCGGCCAGCCCTATGAGCTGGCCCATCCGTACCTCGAGGCCGAAATCCCGGCCGTGCAGATTACCCAATCCGGCGACGTGGTGACGCTGACGCACCGGAACCATCCGCCGCGCGAGCTACGCCGGCTGGCGGCCGATAGCTGGCAGATTGTCGATATCGCGTTCGCGCCGTCATTGCCGCCGCCTACCGGCGTGGCGGGTGCGGCAACGCCGGGCAGCACGCCAGGCACGCCGTTCCTGACGGAGTACTGCATCACTGCGCTTGCTCAAGAAGGTGACGAAAGCCTGCGCAGCGCAACGGTTTCGGTCAGCAATAACCTCTACGATGACGGCGCTTTCAACACGCTGACATGGGCTGCCACGGCCGGCGCCGCGCGGTACAATGTCTACAAGCGCTCCAACGGGCTTTTCGGCTTCATTGGCCAGACGGATTTGCTTACCTTCAAGGACGAGAATATCGCAGCGGACATAGGGCGGACGCCGCCCTTGGGTGTCAATGCGTTCAACAGTCCGGGCAACTACCCTGGCGCGGTGTCCTACCACGACCAGCGACGGGTTTTCGCCGGCACGCTGGCGGAACCGCAAAAGATATGGTTCACGCGCGCCGGCACCGAGAGCAATCTGAATTATTCGATTCCGCCGCAGGACGCCGACAGCATCCAATTTCGCATCGCGTCGCGGCAGCGGAACACGATCCTGCACCTGTTGCCCATGGGCGACATGGTGGTCCTGACGCAATCCGGCGTGTGGCGGGTCGATGGCGGTGAGGACGGTGTGCTGACGCCGTTGACCGTATCCGCACGTCAGCAGGGCGGCATAGGTTCGGCGGTAGTCCCCCCGGTGCTCGCCGACAACACTGCGCTTTACGTGTCCTCACGCGGCGGCCATGTCCGCGAGCTCGGCTACAGCGACAACAACAAGGGCTATGTCAGCGGTGACGTGAGTATCCGCGCGCCGCACCTGTTTGACGGTCGCGCCATCAGCCGGTTGGCCATGTCGGTATCGCCTGATCCGACGGTATGGGCGGTGTCGTCGAACGGCGCTCTGCTCGGTCTCACCTACGTGCCGGAACAACAGGTTGGCGCCTGGCACCAGCATACTACGGCCGGGGTTTTCGAAGACGTCACGACGACGGTAGAGAACGGCGAAGACGTCCTTTATTTTGTCGTCTGCCGCGACCTCATGAATCGCAAATACCGGTGTATCGAGCGCATGCCCCTGGCCCGTGCGACGACGGTCAAGGACGCGCACCATGTCGATTGCGGGGCTGTGTACACGGGTCTTCCGGCCAACACTGTGTCCGGCCTCGACTGGCTTGATGGCGAGGAAGTCGCCATCCTCGCCGACGGCGCGGTGCTGGATACGCAGGTGGTTGTCGACGGCAAGGTGCAGCTAGAGCATCCGGCGCGCGTTGTCCACGTCGGTTTGCCGTTCACCAGCGACTTGCAGACATTGCCGATAGCGCTTGAGATTTCCGGCTACGCACAAGGCCAGCCGAAGAACGTCAACGAAGTATTTCTAGGCGTCTACGAAAGCAGTGGCATTTTCGCCGGGCCGAGCTTCGACGAGCTTCGCGAATTCAAGCAGCGCACGACGGAACCGGCCGGCACCCCGCCCAACCCGGTGACCGGAACGGCGGACATTCGCATCGATGGCGGCTGGGGGTTCGAGGGGCAAGTATGCGTCCGGCAAGTGGACCCCCTGCCTTTGACCATCACCTCGATCACCCTTGATATCGCAGTCGGCGGTGGTTAGGCTTCGCCCCGCCACCCAGCGCGACGCAAGGCGTTTGGCCCGATGTCTCCGCCGCGCGGACCGGGAGGAAATCATTGCGGCCAGAGGTCCCGATGTCGAAGCTACCCTGCGCGCCGGGGTTGCCTTCGGGGGCGCCAAGGCGGCGTTGACACCGGAGGGCCGGATCATCGCCCTTTTTGGCTGCGTCCCTAGTGAGTTTGGCGGCGTGCCGTGGTTGCTCGCGTCCGACCTTATCGACCAGCACAGGAAAGAACTTGTGCGCCTGTCCGCGCGTTACATAGGTTTGTGGTTGCAACGCCATGGCTTGCTGGTCAATTTCGTGGACGCCAGGAACGGGGCCAGCGTAGCGTGGTTGCGCCGACTTGGTTTCGAATTGCTGCCGGCAATGCCATTTGGGGTAGAAGGGCGTCTTTTTCATATGTTCCGAAAGGCCCGTAGCCATGTGTGACCCCGGACTGGCCGCCGTCGGCGCGCAAGGCTTTGGCGCTGGAGCTTCCACCGTTGGCAGCTTGTTCGCGGCGCGCTCGCAGCGGTCTGCCTATCGCTCGCAGGCGCGCATTGCGGAAATCAATGCGCGCATGTCGGACGCGGCGGCGCGGCAGGAAATCCACCGGGGCGTGCGTCAGGAAGAGAACATCCGGCTGCAAGGCGCGCGGCTGAAATCGGCGCAACGTGCGCGCTACGCAGCCAACGGCATCGACCTCACCAGCGAAACCGCGCAGGCCGCGCTTGTCGGCACTGACCTGATCACCGAAGTCGACGCCAACACGGCGCGCGCCAATGCCATACAGGCGGCCTGGGGGCGGCGCACCGAAGCCGGCAACCTGCGTTCCTACGCTTCCGGGCTGCGCGCGTCGGCCTCGTCGGTAAGCCCGTTCCTGTCGGCTTTCGGTTCGTTCGCCAACGCGGCCGGGCAGGTCGCGCAATCCTGGTACGCGCTGCGCAGGGAGGGTTTCGGCAGCGGCCCGGCATCGGGGCGCACCGGCTGACATGCCGCGCGTCCCTTCCCTTGACGGCTTCTCGGTTGCGCCGGCGCCACTGCCTGACGTTCGCGCCGCAGCGCCGGAAGTCCGCAACGTCAGCGGCGAGCAATTGGCGGATTTCGGACGCGCGGTGCAGGGCGTCGGTGGTGTCGTGTCGTCCATCTATGTCGACAAGCTGCGGCAGGCCAACCAGATACGCGTCGACGACGCGCTCAACCGGTTGCGCGAACACGCCCTCGACCTTACGTTCGGCGAGAGTGCGGGCTACACCCGGCTCAAGGGCAACGCTGCGCTGGAGCGGCCTTTCAACAAGAGCCTGGGGGACGAGTACGGCGAGCTGTACCAGGCGCGTATCCGGGAAATTTCCGAAAGCCTTGGCAACGACGCGCAGCGCAGGCTGTTTGGCGAAGCCTCGGCGAACATGTACGGGGCTTTTCAGAAAGACTTGGCCGCGCACGAAGCCCGCGAATTCGACAATTATGCGCAGTCCGTCGCGGAAGGTGTCATCGCCAACCAGCAACAGGTCATCGCGCTAGGCTATCGTGACCCTGCCAAGGTCGAGGAAGCGACCGTTTCGATTCGCGCGCAGGTCGACCGGCAGCGTCGCTTGCTCGGCCGGTCGGCGGACTGGGGAGAAGCACGGGCGCGCGACATGCTGTCTGACAGCCATCGCCTCGCTATCCTTTCGGCGGTCGACGACGGCGATGCCCATTTCGCCAGCCAGTACCTCGACAAGTACCGGGCCGACATGAATGCCGACGACATTGTCGCCGTCGAGCGGGCAGTCGACGAGCATTTCGACAGCATGGCGGCCACCGATGTCGCTAACGACGTTTTCGCCCAGGGCGTTGCCAGCCGGGCCATGTCGACGCCCGAAAACTTCATTCTTCCAGTTCGTGGCAATGTGTCGTCGCGCTTCGGGGTCGACCGCGATACGCACCGGCATGGCGGCATAGACATCGCTGTACCGAAGGGCACGGCGGTATCGGCGTCAGCCAGCGGCAAGGTCAAGTTTGCCGGGCAGAAAGGTTCCTACGGCAATATCGTCATCGTCGATCACGGCGACGGTCACGAGACCCGCTACGCGCACCTGGGGGCCATCGGCGTGAAAACCGGCGATGACGTCAGCCAAGGCCAGGTACTCGCCAAAAGCGGCAGCTCCGGGCGGTCGACCGGTCCGCATGTGCATTACGAAATCCGGCGCAACGGCGTGGCTATCGATCCTTTGGGCCGCAACCAGACAAGCGCGCGTGGCGCGGCGCTGTCCTTGGCCGATCTTGAAGCGCAGGTTCGCAGCGACCCCCGGCTGCGCGGCGATCCACGGCGCATCAACAACGCGCTGGCGCAAGTCAAGTCGGCTTACGCTGCGGAGAAGGAAGCGCGCAGGGCGGCCGAGGAACAAACCCTCGATGACGCCTACCGCTGGCTTGACCAGAACAACGGCGACATGGCGGCCATGCCGGCGTCGTTGCGCGCGGCCGTGCCGCAGCGGAACCTCGGTTCGCTGATGGCTTTTGCAAAAGCCGTCAGGCATGGCGCCAGCGAAGCCAATCCGGAAGCCTACCTGCAAGCCAAAACGGCTATCACGAACGGCGACTTGACACGGCCGGAAGAGCTTTTGCGCTACAAGCAGTCCGTCACCCGTTCGGAATTCAAGCAACTCAGCGACGACCTCAGCCGCGTGCTCTCGGATGACAGGAACAAGCTGGACAGCCTCGACAACGTGCGGCGTACGCTTAGCTTCGTGAAAGGTGAAATGGCCGCCGCCGGCATTGTCGTCTCTGCGTCGGACAAGGCAAAGAGCAGGGAATTCGCGGCGTTCCAGACAGCGCTTATCAAACAACTGGAGGCCGCCGAACGCTTGAAAGGCAAGGCGCTTAGCGACGTCGAGAGCCGCAAGATAGCAGTCTCGCTGCTCGCTGAAACCCGCGACAGCCTCGATAGCTGGTTCGGCACCGAACGGGGCTATGAGCTGAAAAACCCGTTGCTGCCGTTGGCGTCGATACCCTTGCCGGTGCGGCAGCAGATTGCCGCCAGCTTGCAGCGGCGCGGCATCGCACCATCAGAAAAGGCGGTACGCGACGAATACTTCATCCTGACCCGCATGGCGTCAGACCGATGAGCGATTTCCTTACCCAGTCGCTGGCGGCGCGCGAGCGCCAACATGCGGCGGCCGCCAAGGTCAACACGCTGGCGGCTGCGGACGTTGCCCCCGAAAGCGCAGCCGAACACCTCCGGCTGTCCCGGCAGTTGGGCGTGTCGCCAGCAATGGTTGCCGCCGATCCGGATGCTTTTCGGGCGCGCGGCGTGGCGGCGAAAGCCACGGCCGATATCGAACGGTCGCCGGCGTTGCAGCAATGGCTGGCGGTGCGCGAACAGAACGCCGCCATTGCTTCGGACGATCTGCCCAGGTTGGCGGACACGGACGTCACGCTTCGCGCCGCTGCCGCCGGGTCTACCCAGCGTGCGCTTTCCCAAGTGTCGCCGCTGGCGGCGCTGGGGACGGCTTTTTCCGCCTATCTGACGAGCCGGCCGGAAATCAGCGAAGGGCTTCGCAACCTGCCGCGCGACTTCGATATCGGTGAGGCGGCGCGGGCTTTCCGGGCAGGCGCGGCGCGCATTGGCGCCGGATTTTTCGGTGCCGCTGAAAGCGTGCTGGAAGCCAATGCCGAGGGCCGCGATCCGCGCAGCATGGCGACCCGCATCGACATGGGGGCCGCCCTGCGTGCCAGGAGGGCGCGTGAGCGGCTTGAAGCGCTGGCGGCAGCTCTTACCCCCAAGACTGACAACGCGCTTCTACGCGACGTCTACGGCGGCGTCAGCAACACGGCAAACACACTGGCGGCGGTCGGTGTCGGGTTCGCCACCCGCAATCCCGCTCTGGCATCCGCAGTCATCGCCGCGCCGGCGGCCGGGGAGGCCGCTGCCGAAGGCAAGGAAGCCGGGCTTAGCCCGACCGAAAGGCTGTTGTATGGCGGCATCGCCGGTGGTATTGAGGTTGCTACCGAAGTCGGCCCGCTTGGGCGTTTCATTTCACGCGGAACAGGAGAAGCCGGCGAGCGGTTCCTGACCAACATGCTCGACGAGCAGGTCAGCGAACAGGTCGCAACGCTCGCCGGAGACCTCAACCAGCTCGGCTTTGTCGGCGTCAGGCAAGGCAAAACCTTCGCGGATTATCTGGCGGAACGGCCGGATGCCGCTTTTTCGACAGCGGTCCAGACTGCCGTGTCCACGGGCGCCGTCAACGCAACGGTTGTTGGCGTGGAGCAAGTCGTGCAGCGCCTTGGCGCCGTGGCCAAGCGTGCCGAGATGGCCGACCTTCGCGCCGACACGCTGGCCAGGGTCGAACAGTTGGCGGCTGCGTCAGCGCTGCGCGGTCGCGACGTTGACAGTTTCGAGGACTTCATGCGCGCGGCAGCGGACAGCGGTCCCGTGCAGGAGCTTTACGTCGACGCCTCGGAGCTGGTCAAAGTGCTCGAACAATCCGGCGTCGATCCGCTGGAAACCGAAAAGCTGGTTGGCGTTTCGGCGCAAGATATCGGCAGCGCTGCCGATATCGGTGGCGATATCATCATCCCCGCCGAGAAATTCGCGGCAAGGCTGGCGGGCACGCCCGTCGGGCAAGCGCTTATCGAGCATCTGAGGATCGATCCCGAAGAGCTGTCGGCAGCGGAAGCGAAAACCTTCTTTCAGGACGTCAAGCAGACCTTCGACGCCGAAATCGCGCAGGCCGTGGCGGGCGCTACAGAAGGCGCGGTATTTGAGCAGGAAGCCGCCGACATTCGCGCCGGGCTTTTCGAACAACTCACGGCTACCGGCCGGTTCACCCGGCAGGAGAATGAAGCCTACGCGGCGTTGGTGTCGTCATTCTACAGCACGTTGGCTACACGTCTCGGCAAAAGCCCGAGCGAAGCGTTTGCGACCTATCCGCTCAACATTGAAGCCGAAGACCGCGCCAAATTCAAAGGCAAGCTGCTTTCGCAACCCGACCCGCAAGCGCCGATGCCGGGCCTGCCGCGTTCGGCAAGTGTACACCGGCCGGCGCTGGAGGCGGCTCGCCGGTACGCGGAACGCAAGGGTTCCGTCTACCTTCGGCCGTCCCGGTACGCCAGGGCGGACAGGGAACGCGGTGCGCGTATCGCGGACGCCTATGAAAGCATGCCGCATGCTCCGGGCGACGAGACCGTGCGCGCGGCCTATGAAGCCATGAAGGCGGAGACGCTTGCGCAATGGCAGAGCATCAAGGAGGCGGGGCTTGTCGTCGACTTCGCCGAGGGCAGCGATCCTTATGCGGGCGATCCGCAACAGGCCGTGGCGGATATCGTCAGCAACAATCGTTTTCAGCTTGCCGCTGCTGAAAGCGACGCCGGCGGTTCCATCGACGACCCGCTTGCCGAACCGGTGCCGGGGGAAAGCATCGGCGACCGGCAACTCACTTACCGCGATTTGTTCCGTGTCGCGCATGCCTTTTTCGGTCACGCGAAAGACGGTATCGGGTCGGGTGTCGACGGTGACGAGAACGCCTGGCGCGTTCACGCCATGATGTTTTCGCCTTTTGCCCGGCGCGCCATGACCGTGGAAACACGCGGCCGGAACAATTGGCTCAGCTTTGGCAAAAACCGCGAGGCATCTGGAACCAAGATAGGGTTGCTTCCGGAATGGGTGTCGGAAGAGGCTTCACCGTACCACGAACTGATCGAAGAGCGCTTCGGCCCCGGCAATATCGGCTCTTTGCTGGAACATGACGATTGGTTCATCCTGACAGCGGAAAACCCGGAAGACATTGTTTTTTCCGCCGAGGAGAACGCGCAGCGAACCTCGCGGCTGCGCGCCGACCTGGAAGCGCTGATGCTGCCGGCGACGTTCACTGTCGGCGTGTACACGGGCGCCACGGAGAACGGGTTCGCTGTGCTGACGCCGGGCAAGGACGCCACGGAAATCGCGCTCGCGCTAAGCCGTAAATACGGGCAGCAGGCGGCGCTGACCAACAAGGGCTTTGTCTACCAGGACGGCAGCATTGTCCCGGCGACGGGCCTGACAGTGTTCGACGAGAAGCCGCAGGATTTCTACAGCCTGCTGCCGCAATTCAATGTCGCGTTCGCGATGGATATCGATTTCGACACGCGTATTCCGGCGCCGACCGCCGAAAGTTTCTTCACCAACGGCAACGTGCTGTCAGCGCTGGTCCAGGCCGCACGCGCATTGCCCGAAGGTTTTGCCGGTAGCGCCTCGCAGTGGCGCGCGGCGCTGCTCCGTGGTTCGGGCATCACCGGTGACCAAATGGATTGGTCGGGGTTCACCGAGTACTTCAAGGGGCTGGAAGCCAAAGGCATCGCGCTTTCGCGGGAAAACGTCGAGGGTTTCGTCAGCAATGTCCGGTTCGCAGAGACCACAACACGCGGCGTTTTCAAAAAAGAACTGGTCGTCTCGCTGCCAGACGGAAGCGAAGTCCTGCGCGCCCCGGTCGGTGTCGTCAACGCCGAAGACGGCGGCAAAACGGTATTGCTTGACGTTCGCCAGACCGATGATACGGGTTCGGCCTTCTGGTTGGCGCTGGCGCTGAAACGGACGCTGCGTTTCGCTGACGATCTTGGCATCGAACGCGTCGCGCTTTCCCCCGCCGCACAACAGCAACCGGAGGTCGTCGAGGCGTTGCGCGCTTTGGCCGACCGCTACCGTACCCCGCTCGTGACGTTCAACGTGCGTGAAGGGGATAACGTGCGTGAAGGGGATAACGCGCAGGAGCTGACCGGCTTCACGTTCCCGGACAAATTGGCGACCAGCCTCGGCGCCGGCAGGCTGCTGCGGCAGGACACCGGCAAGGCGCGCGGGCAAATCCGCTTTGGCCGCAACATAACGCGCACGCCGACGGTTCTTACCCTGCTGCGCGGCGCCGACCGGTCGACGTTTATCCACGAGGCCGGGCATTTCTTTCTCGAAGTCACCGCGCACGCGGCCAGCCAGCCAAACGCACCGGCTGAAATCGTCGCCGACATGCGGTCGCTGCTTGACTGGTTCGGCGTGCCTTCACTGGCCGACTGGTACGCGTTGCCGCCCGCTATCCAGTCACTTTACCACGAGCAATTCGCGCGAGGGTTCGAAGCCTACGCCATGGAAGGCAAAGCGCCCTCGCTTGGCCTGAAGCAGGTTTTCCGCAAATTCCGGCAATGGCTGCTGAACGTGTACACCAGTCTCAGCCAACTGAACGTCGAGCTTACGGACAGCGTGCGGGGTTTCTTCGACCGCATGCTGGCGACCGACGCCGAAATCGCCGAAGCGCAGGCGGACCTTGGCCTTGGCCCGTTGTACGAGACCAAGCCCGACTGGATGGATGCCAGGGCTTGGGCCGAGTACGAGGCCACTGGCGCCGACGCCACGGCAGAGGCGATCAATTCGCTGGACCAGCGGTCTTTGCGCAACATGATGCTGGTGCAGCGGCGGGTCGACAAGGCGCTGCGCGTCTATCACCGGGATGTCGCGGAAAAGCGCAAGGCCGTGCGGGCGGAGGTCGAAGCGGAGCTGAGGAAAGAACCCGTATTCCGGGCGCTTCGCCTGATGACAACGGGCAAACTCGACGGTACGCCTTTCGAGGGCCGTTACAAGCTGTCCGAGCAGGGGCTGGAAACCTACCGGGCCAACCCGGCGGTCGCGCGCCGGCTGCGCGGTCTGGTCGCCAAGCAAGGCATATCGGCGACACAGTACGCGGAAATGTTCGGTTTCACCTCGGCCGATCATTTCATCCAGACGTTGCTGTTGACGCCGAGCTTCAAGGACGCGGTGGAAGCTGAAACCGATCAGCGCATGAACGAAAGGTACGGCGACCTCAACAGCGACCAACAGGTAAAAGCTGCGGTTTCCGAAGCCGTGCACAACGACGTCCGGGGGGCTATCGTCGCCACCGAGCTGGCGGCGGAAAAAGCCACCCCGGCGCTGCGGCGCGCGCTTGCCAGGGCCGCACGGGAAAACGCCGAGGAACAAATCGGCAAGACCCATATCCGGCATCTGCTGCCTTCCCTGCACGAACGCGCCGAACGCAAGGCCGCCGCCGACGCCCGGAAGGCGCTGGCGGAAGGCAATCGGGCACGTGTGGCCAGCGCCAAGCGGGCACAGCTTCTGCATTTCTACGCCGCGAAGAGCACTGTTGCCGCGCGCGGCGAGGTCGACAAGGGCGTCGAGTACTTGAAGAAATTCGACAAGGACAGCGTGCGCAAGGCGATTGATCCGGACTACATGGATCAGATTGACGCCCTGCTGGAGCGCTTCGACCTTCGCCCGACAAGCAACAAGGACGCCGACAGGCGCGCCCGGCTTCGTGACTGGATCGAAGCCCAGCGCGAAATGGGTTTCGAACCGGCGCTTGCCGATGAGCTTCTGGACGAGGCGCGACGGCTGCCATACCGCGAAATGACGGTGGCGGCTTTTCGCGATTTGGTCGACGCGGTGCGCAACATTGAACATCTCGGCCGGCTGTCCAAGCAGCTTCTGACGGCGCTCAAGGACACGCAACTTGCCGATGCCGTGGCGGGTATCGAATCGGCCATTGTGTCGAACGCCTACAAGACCGTTCCGGAAGTCACGGCGACACGTAACTGGTACGAGAAAGTCGCTACCAAGGGCCGAGACTACTTCGCGCAGCATCGCAAGCTGGCCAACGTCGCGCAGATGATGGACGGCGGGCGGGGGAAAGCCGGCGGCGCGACATGGCGGTATCTGATCGAGCCGATGAACCGTGCCGGCGACAAGCAGGCACGCATGAACGAGGAAGCGTCCGTCAGGCTTCGCGAGCTCTTCGCCATGCTGCCGCGCGACACGCATAGCCGGCAGTACATACCGGAAATCGGCAGGAGCTACAGCCTGGAGGACCGGCTTGGCGTCGCGCTCAATCTCGGCAACGCGCAGAACCGCCAGCGTGTTCTTGGCGGCGACAATTTCGACGACGCGCAAATCCAGGCGATCATCGCGCCGCTTACCGCCGGACAATGGGACTTCGTCGAAGCGGTGTGGAGCTTTCTCGATAGCTATTGGCCGCTGGTGGAAGCCAAGGAGCGCCGCGTCAGCGGCATCGTGCCGCAGAAGGTGCAGGCCGAACCGTTCCAGGTCGTTCTGCCCGACGGGGAGCTGCGGCTGTTGCGCGGCGGCTATTATCCGATCAGCTATGACCCCGACCGGTCGTCGCGTGCCGAAGCCGATATCGCCACCAGCGTCATGCAGCAGATGCAGCGCGGACTGCGGACGCGCGCCACAACGCGCCGGGGGCACGTCAAGGAGCGCGTCGATGCAGTCAACCGCCCGGTGCGCAAGGACTTCGGGGTCATCTTCGAACACGTCGCCCAGGTCATACATGACTTGTCCTGGCATGAGTATCTGATCGACGCGAACCGCATTATCCGCAGCGAGAAGGTCGACGATGCCATCCGCCGGCATTACGGCCCGGAGATGCTGCGCTGGATGCGCAGGGCGCTTGGCGATATCGCCATGGGCGACATTCCTGCGATGACTGCGCTGGAAGCAATCACCAACCACGTGCGGTCCGGGGTGACGATTGCCTTCCTCGGATGGAACCTGTCGACGGCGTTGCTGCAACCGCTCGGGCTCATGCAGTCGGCGGCGCGAATCGGTCCGAAAGCCGTGCTGCGCGGCTTGCATGCGTGGTTGGGCGCGCCGGCGCAAATCAACGAAAAGGTCAAATGGATATACCAGCAGTCGTCATTCATGCGGCTGCGCGGAAAGACCTTCAACCGCGAAATCGCGGAAATCATGGCCACGGTGACGGACAAGTCACCGGTACGCAAGGCGATCGAGCGAGTCATCCCGGAGCCCGTCACCGACGCCGTGCTGCACAGCTATTTCTACCTCATCCTTAAATTGCAGCTTATCGCGGACATACCGACCTGGCTCGGCCAATACGAAGCGAGGATCGAAGCGGGCGACGCCCATGAACAGGCAGTAGCCCTTGCCGACCAAGCCGTCATTGACACGCAGGGCAGCGGGCAAATTAAGGATTTGGCCGGCGTGCAGCGCGGTACGCCGTACATGCGGCTGTTCACCAATTTCTACAGCTATTTCTCGGCGACAATGAATCTGCTTGCCGACGAGTACGCCGACCTCAAGCGCAGCGGCAAGCTGCCCTTGTTCGCGGCCAACGTCATGCTGCTCACCTTCCTGCCGGCGACGCTTGGCGAGCTGATGAAACAGGCGCTTCGCGGCGGCGGGGATGACGAACCCGAAGACGTGGCTCGCAACCTTGTCGAAGCCAATGCTGCGTACATGCTCGGCCTGTTTGTCGGAGCCCGCGAGCTTGGCGTCGCGGTCGACGCCGAAGTCACCTATACGGGGCCGGCCGGCTTGCGGCTGTTTACAGAAGCCGACAAGCTGGTCACGCAGGCCCGGCAGGGCGAGGTGGACGAAGCGCTGCTGCGGTCGCTAAACAGCACGGCGGGCATCTTCCTGCACTACCCGGCAGGGCAGCTTGACCGGTCGCTGCGGGGCAGCGTGGCACTGGCCGAAGGCGAGGCTGGCGCGGCGGCTCCGCTGGTTGGTCCGCCGCTTGAATAGAGAACTTGTGCACACAGCTAGGGAGTAATGGCATTCCATGGCCATATCGACAACCGTTCGGGTTTCACCAGACTACCTCGGCACGGGGCTGCAAACCACGTTCCCCTTCGAATTCGTGGCGTTCACACCAACGGACGTTGTCGCCGTCAAGGTGAAGAACGAAGTTTCGTCGATCCTGGTCTACGGCGCCGATTTCACCGTGTCGCTCAACGGCGACCAGGACGTCAATCCAGGCGGTATCGTGACGCTGTCGGTGCCGCTGCCGACGGGTGAAGTGCTGCGTATCACCACCGACCAGCCAATGCTGCAAAGCGCAGTGTTCACCAACACCGGCGGCTTTTTCCCGCGCACCCTCAACCAAGTGCTCGACAAGCTGGTTATCGACGACCAGCAATTGCTCGCCCGGATCAATCGCAGCCTGCGCGTGGCTTTCGGGGAAAGCCTCGGCGAACTGCCGTTGAAGCCCGACCGCGCGAATAAGATTTTGGGGTTCGATGCCAACGGCAATCCCATCGCGGTAACGGGCGGCGGCGGCGACGGCCCCGTCGCGTTCAACTACACTTGGGTCGCCTACGCCGACAGTCCGGACGGCCTGATCAATTTCACCACCGGCGAACCCGGCCCGCGCCGCTATATCGGTTGGGCCTTCAACAAGACAACGTCGGTCGAAAGCAGCAATCCTGAGGATTACATCTGGACGCTTTTCGCGCCCCTCGATGGCGCCGACGGCAATTCGGTCATCATCCAGTACAGCGTCGACGGCGCCACGGCCTGGCATCCGGCGTTCACCGTGGGGGATATTTACGCGCGGTTCTCGAACGACGACGGCGTAACGTGGACCCTGCCGTTCAAGATTGTCGGTGAGGATGGCGACGGCATTCCGGGCGAGTACATAAGTTTTATTTTCAGGGCTAGCGATACGCAGCCGGAAACACCGACCGGGGGGACCGGCAATGCCCCACCGGCGGGTTGGGTGGACAGCCCCTCCGGCGTTCCGGGCAACCCGGTATGGTGGCTCTCCAAGGCGCGCGCCAGTGGCGCCAACAACGCCCTACTGTCGGCGTGGTCGCCGCCGCTGCGAATCACGGGCGTCGATGGCGTCGACGGGGCGGACGGCGTGTCGACAGCGGTGCGCTACAGCGTCGATGGCGCCACGGCCTGGCATCCGGTATTCACGCCGGGGGATATCTACGCACAATTCTCTTCCGACAACGGCCTGACGTGGACCCTGCCGTTCAAGATTGTCGGCGAAGATGGCGACGGCCTGCCAGGCGAATATCGCAGCTTCATTTTCAGGGAAAGTCCGACGGCGCCAGGGGCCCCGACGGGGGGCACCGGCAACGCCCCGCCGGAAGGTTGGAGCACGGCGCCCCCGGTCAACCCGTCCAACCCGGTCTGGATGTCACAGGCGCGCGCCAACGGCGCCAATAACGCGCTGCTGTCTGTCTGGTCGAACCCGGTGCGACTGACCGGCGTAAAAGGCGCCGACGGCCTGTCCACACAAGCCGAATACAGTGTCAACGGGGTCGACGGCTGGCACGCTATTTTCGCCAGCAACGACCTCTATGCGCGGTTCTCGACCGATGGCGGGGCTACTTGGACCGCGCCTTTCCGGATCGTCGGGGTGCCCGGCACCGACGGCATCGACGGCGTCGACGGCGCCTCTTTCTACACGTGGTTCGCCTACGCCAATTCCCCTGACGGTGTCGTCGACTTCACCACTGCCGCTCCGGGGACGCGCGCCTATATTGGCATCGCCAACAACAGGCTGTCTCCAACCGAAAGCACCAACCCGGCGGACTATGTCTGGTCGCCGTATCGAGGGCCGGCGCCGTTCGGGCTTTTCCCCAGGGGCTTCGCCGTCGTCGCCAGCAACAGCGTTATCAAGAACGGCGGTAGCTATGATTGGAACAGTGATTGCTATTCGACCGAAGCCTGGGTTGGCGGGGCTTTCTGTTCGTTCCGGGCCGGCCAGACAAACGCGCAATTGATGGCTGGATTGAATAGCGACCCCGGTACTGACAGTAGTTACACGAGCCTCGATCATGCCTGGTTCATCGACAACAACGGAACGTGCGCAATCTATGAGAGCGGCGTTCCGGTTGCGACGGGCTATCCCTGCGATACGAACACCGTTTTCGCCGTGGTCTACGACGGCAAGACGATCCGCTACCTGCGCAACGGTGTCGTCGAGCGCACCATCCCCGCCGCTGCCAATTTGAAATTCTATTTCGATTGTAGCCTGTTGACGCCGGGCTGCCGGTTTCTCGATATCGGTTTCGGCCCAGCGGGAGCGGCCGGGACCGATGGCACCAACGGCACCGACGGCACCGACGGCACCAATGGCACCGACGGCACCAATGGCGTCGATGGTGTCGACGGCATCGACGGCAGCTCTTACGGCGCTGTCTACCAGCGGGCCACCATCCGGCCGACAACCCCTCCGCCAGGCACGGGAACGCCGGCGGGGTGGTACGAAAGTACGGCGGACGTCCCCGGCGGCGTCGAGGTCATGTGGGCGAGTTATTGGACCAAGGCATCGGCTACGGCGAATCGCGTTTTCCAGCTTCCTATCCGCGTGGAGGCCATCGCCGGCGTGGCCACCGGCGACTTCCAGAAAATAGCGTTCGCGCCGTCGACCCCGCTCGGCTTCGTGCTGCCGGCCGGATCGTCCCGGCTGGTGACAGCGCGCGCACGGCTTGACGCCCCTGTCGGTATCGGCACGGCCTATATTCAAATCGAATGGCGGTACTCGGAAGGCGCGTGGACCGCGTCCAACGGTCCTGCGGAAGTGTATGGCCCCGGGGAGCCAGCAGCGCCAACACACGAGGTCTACGTGTCCAACGCCACTACGCTGCCGCTGACGGCCGAAGTGCGCGCGACAATCATCAGGAGCAACAGCAACAGCGGGTTGCAGACACCGGCAGAAAGTTTCGTTTCGATATGACCTGGCTACTTTTCGACACGACAACGGGCGCGCAAATCGGCGCGCTGCACACGACAGAACCCTCGCCGGCTGGCGGTCAGGGCGTGGCCGTGGTCCCCGCGTCCGCCATGACGACGCCGCCGCTCACCATCTGGTCGCCGTCGCTCAAGGGCTTCGTCGACACGCCTCATGCCGTGCCGGTCTCGCGGCTGAAATTCCAGCTCCTCTTCACGGCGGCCGAGCGCACAGCCATCCGGGGCAGCACGAACACCATGGTGCAGGATTTCATAGAGCTATCAAAAATAGCAGCCGATATCGACCTCACGCACGAGGTTACGATAGCCGGCGTCAACTATCTCGAAAGTGTTGGCCTCATTGGCGCCGGTCGGGCGGCGCAAGTGCTGGCCGGAGTAGCACCGGCATAGCGCCGGAGGGTCGCATTGTGTTCAGTAAAAAGGAAAAAAGCGAGATGGACAAAATTCCCGACATTCAAGTGGTGCACAACCAGCTCGTGTTGCTTGAAGATCGTGTACACAAATTGTCCGAAGACGTCGAGGAACTTCTTGCCCTCTGGCGTAGTTTCAGTGTTTTTGGCAAATTCGTCAAATGGGTGTCGGGGCTGGCCGCCGGCGTATCGGGTGCCTGGCTTGTCGTGAAGGAAATGCTCCGGTGAGTGACAATCCGATTGCTTCAATCATAGACGGCATCATCGACCGGGAGGGCGGCTACGTCGATCATCCGAACGATCCCGGCGGCGCGACCAAGTACGGCATTACCGAGCGGGTCGCGCGGGCGCACAACTACACGGGGCGGATGCAGGACTTGCCCCGCGACGTGGCTTTTTCCATTTACTGGAAGAGCTATGTGTCGGGGCCGAACCTTGACGGCGTTGCGCAGCACTCGATACCTGTCGCCGCCGAGCTGATCGACAGCTACGTCAACATGGGTGCCGGCAACGCCAAGACGCTCGACGGCCCAATCTACTGGTTGCAGCGCTGGCTGAACGCACTCAACCGGCAGGGGAAGAGCTATCGCGATATCGGTGTCGACGGGCGTATCGGGCCAGCGACCCTGGGAGCGCTGGGGGCGTTCCTGAAAGAGCGCGGCGCGCCGGGGGAGAAGGCCCTCGTCGCCGCGCTCAATTCGTCCCAGGCAGTGCGCTACCTCACCCTGATCGAGAGCCGGGGTAGCAACGAAAGTTTTGCCTTCGGCTGGTTGCTGCATCGCGTGGCGACCCCAGCGGTGCCGGAATGATCGTCCCCGGAGAAACCCCTCCGGCGCCGGCTCCGGCCCCAACCCCGACCCAGGCGCCGCCTTCGCCGGCGTCGCAGGTCATCGGCTACCAGCCGTTGCTGTGGCTGTCGGTCGCCATCATTTCGGCTTTTGCCTGCGTATCTTTCTACATCCTCGGCATACATGGTATAACGGCCGAGACGCGTGGTGCCATCATCCAGGCGTGGATTGGCCTTGCTACCATGGTCACCGGATTCTGGTTTGGAAGCACCGTCACGTCAAAAGTCCAACGGTTGAAAGGCCAGTAGCATGGTACTTCCCTTCGTAGCCGGTGCCACGGCGTTTCTGCGAAACTGGTGGCCGTCGCTCGCCGGGTTTGGTGTCGGCTTCGCGCTCGGCATCGTGATCGGCCTATGGCAAGGCGCCGCCAAGGAGCGCGCACGGGCCGACGCCGCCCGTGCACTGGCGAACGCCGCCGCCCTCGAAACGAAAAGCAATGCCGACGAGCGGGCGAGTCTCGACCGTGTCGCCGACATGGTGGAAGAAGCCGCGACCAAAGAAAGGCTTATCGATGCAGTCTCCGAAACTCCCGACACGGTACCTAGTGCTGTTCGCGTTCGCCTTGGCTGTCAGCGCCTGCGCGAGCAAGGAACGGATACAGCCGATATTCCCGGCTGCGGCGGACGTTAAAGCGCTCGTTGAACCCAAGCCGGTGGCTCCTGCTGATATCGTGACCAGCGAGCAAGCCGCCGCGCTTTACGACATTGAAATCGAGCTGTGGGGTCAGCGCCTCAGCGCCGCCGGGGCACGCCTCTGTCGGTGGATTGTCGACGCTGGCGGCGCGTTGCCTTTCGACTGTCCGGCGCCGCGACAGCCTTAGCTCTCCGGAGTGTCAACGCCCGGTTCTGCGGGCAAGGAGCGGAGCGCCAGGACCGCGTAGCCGCTGATATCCGCGTAGTGGTCTTTCTCTTTCCAGTTTCCGCACGCGGCACGCGCCAGCTTGACGGCGATCATGCGAAACGCGTTGCGTACCCCCGCCGGCATGCTTGACCAATTGGGGCTCTTCTCGATTGTCAGCGTGATCGCGTCAGCCATGTTCGCGGACACGGCGTAAGAACCGTGCGTGTTCTGGCGTTTGCTGATAATGTGTTCGGTGTTCATGTCAGACGGTTCCTTTCAAGGTTTCGATGAGTAGCTCCTGCACGTCCCGCCGCGTGGCGTGACGCCTGAGCACAATGTCGTCGACGGTCTTGTCGGCGACGATGTTGTAGATGAAGACCGGTCGGTGCAGCTCCGCCTGGAACTGGCGCACCGGACCGATGCGTTCGATAACCTGCTCGCGTTCCTCGGTGTTCCACCAGTGCCCGTAGAACGCCAGGATATTGCCGCCCCATTGCAGGTTGCAGCCGTGGCCGGCGCTGGCCGGATGGACGAACATGACGGGAATTTGCCCGGCGTTCCAGCGCGCCTCGGCGTCCGGCGTGCTGCCGAAATCGACGCTGCCGGGAAAGGCTTTCAGCAGCCGCGCCAGGTCGTGGCGGAATTGATAGGCGACGAGCACCGGCATGCCGTTGGCTTCCTCGACGATGCTTTCCAGCGCTTCGATCTTGGCGCCGTGCAGGGCCTGCCAGACAGACCTTTCCTCGTCCGTGTACACGGTACCGTTGGCGATTTGCAGGCACTTGATCGAGCGCGCCGCCGCGTGCACGGCCTCCAGCATCGTGCCGTCGGACAGCTCGGCCCAAAGCCTGCGCTCCATTTCCCGGTAGACCTTGCGGGCCGAAGCCGGCAGCTCGACACGGATGTCGGTGACGATCGGCTCCGGAATGCCCATGTAGTCGCGCGGGTTGACCGACAGACAGATATCCCTGATCCGCTCCTGTATTTCCTCCTGCGCCCCCGGCACCGGCACTAGGCCATAGCCGCTCTGATCCGGGTAGAACCAGCGCTGCGCGAACGCCGAGAACGTCCGGCCGAGGCGCTCGCCCCGGTCGACGAACCACATCTGCCCCCACAGGCTCAGGATGCCGTTCGGCGTCGGCGTTCCGGTAAGGCCGACGAAGGTGCGCACCGTCGGCGTGTGCGCAACGCGGGCCAGCGCTGCCGCCCGCCTGCCGCCCTGCCGGGCGCGGTACGATCGCAAGCGGGTGAGTTCGTCGGCGATGATGGTACGGAACGGCCACTTCGCGCCGTAGTGCATGACCAGCCACGGCAACACGTCATAGTTGACCGAGTACACGTCGGCCCGCCGCGACAGGGCTGCGAGCCGCTGGCTCTCGCTGCCGACCACGCACTCGACCTTGAGCCCGCGCAGGTGCGGCCATTTGCCGACCTCCTGCGGCCAGACCGTTTGCGCCACCCGCTTCGGTGCGATGACTAGCGCCGGGGCCTCGTCGAGCTGGCCGCCCAGCGACAGCAGGTCGAGGGTGACGAGCGTCTTGCCGGAGCCCATGCCGGCAAACAGCGCGCAGCGGTTCCAGCGCGCCAGGTGCGCGCCCATTGGTTCCTGCCATGGCCGGTATTTCGGTATCATCAGGCGCCTATGTAGTCGTCAACGCCGGCGCGCGTGTCCAGCACCAACACCGCGACACCGCCGGCGCGCAGCAAGTCATGCTCCCTCGCCTGCTCGGCGCGCGCCGCCCCACCCGGTGCCTTGAACTCGACGAACGCCGGCGGGCGGCTGGTGCCAGGCCACCAGACAAAGCGATCCGGGCAGCCGCGCCGGCCGGTCCAGCGTACCTTGCGCTGCTCGCCGCCGGCACGGGCGACCATCGCGCAGAAATAGGCTTCGATATCGGCTTCCCGCAACGTCCGCACGCTGTCAGTCTTTCCGGTAGCGGTAGGTTTCAAAACCGTGCGAGGCCAGCGGCAGCGACGCGTCGGCCCAGTCCGGCAAGGCACTCAGCCGCTCGCACAGCCCAGCCGCCGTGAACTTGGGAAGGTCCTCGGTTTCAGTGATCAGCTCATCATGCACGGGCAGCAGGATTTGATAGCCTGCCGCTTCGGCAAGCAGCGCGTTATGCTTGAGCACGTCGCGCGCGACGGCCTGGGTTATGTTTTCCACCAGCTTGCCGCCGTAGGTCTCGATGCGCTCCCAGCGGCGGGTGTAGCTGTTGACGCCGTAATAGCTGAGCGCACCGCCTTCCCGCCGGTCGCCAAGCCGGGGCGACATGTAGAAGAGCTGACGCCCCGACGGCAGGCGTATCCGGAGCCAGTCTCCGGCCCGCACAAGCGTAATGAGGGAGTTCACGGGTATCTTTACCCCCGGCGTCGCTATCGCGCTTCTGGCGGCCCTCTCCACGTCGTACCAGAGGGCTACGATACGGCGGTTGGCGGCGCGCCAGCCGCGCACGATGCTGTCGACCTCGCCAGGCGTCAGGTCGAGGCCGTAGAGCTGCATCATCGACGAGAAGGCCCCGGAACCGCCCTGATAGCCGCAGGCCAGCTCCGGCACCTTGCCGCTGGTCTGCCGTTCGGCCTTGGTGATATCCTTGACCGGCTTGTTCAGCACCATGGCCGCCGTGGCCGTGTACACGTCCGGCCCGGTGCCGGCGTCGTAGGCCCGGAACGCCGCCAGCTTGGTCGTTTCGCCGGCCAACCAGGCCAGCACCCGGCCCTCGATGTTGGACAGGTCGGCGACAACCAGCTTGCGGCCGGGGCTGGCGACAATGGCGCCGCGCAGGCAGTGCGAGGCGACGGACAGCGGCGAGTCGTAGACCACGTCGGCGACGCCGCCCTTGATCGCCGCGATGGCGGCTTCCTGTTCAGCGGCGTCGAAGCTGTCGGGTGTCCTTGGCAGGTTCTGCGGCTGGAACAGGCGGCCGGCGTCGCGACCGGTGCGCGACGCGCCGCAGTACTGGATCGTGCCGCGCAACCGGCCGTCGGAGGAGACGCCGCGCAGCAGAGCCTGGTACTTGCTCGTCGACGAGCCCGATGCCGCCAGCCGGATGGCGAGAATCTCCCGGACGGGTTCGGGCAGGTTCTCGTCGTTGACGCGGCGCTCCAGGGTCGACGCCGTCAGGTCTGGCAGCGACACGCCAAACGTGGACAGCAGGTGCCCCAGCAGGCGGTCGCGCTGCCCGGCGGTTTCGACCTCGCCCCAGGTCAGCTCCATGAGCCGGCCGGAAAGGTCTTGCTTGGTGGTGTCAATGAGCTGGACAGCTTTCCCGGCCAGCTCCACGTCGACGGCGAAACCCCGGTCGTTGGTGGCCTGGTCGAGGCACCAGACGTCGCGCTCGACGAAATTCGTCGGATAGTTGACCGACGGCAAGCGCGTGCGCAGCCAACGCATGGAACGGATGTCGCCCTTGGCGTATTCTAGAAACTCCTGCCAGCGCTCCGGGTGTGAATCACGATTCGCACGCCGCAGCTTGTGGCCCTTTGGCCGGGGCTTGCAGAACAGCATGACGAGGTCGCGCCCAGTGTCGAGCTTGCGAAATTCGGCCGGAACTTTGAATACGTCGCAGAGCTTGTCGAGACCGCCCGGCAGGCCGTGCGCGAGCGCCTGCACCATGGTGTCGGTGACACGCCATACCGGGATGTCGAGGCCGTAGGCGTGTCGCAGCACGGTGCGGTCGAAGGCGCTGTTGTGCATGACGACCTCGGTACCGCCGTCGGCGAGCGCCACGAGCAAATCGCTCGGCAGCGTGCTATCACGGGTCATGTCCTGCACGCGCACCTCGCCGCCGTCGTGCGCCCACGCCAGCACCGTGATCTCGGCGTCCTCGGCGTAGCGGTGCGTGCCAACGGCTATCGGCGTCTCGCAGTAGGTCTCGATATCGAGATAGAGCGTCCTAGCGAACATGAAGCGCCGTGCGATAGTCGCAGAAGTCTTCTTCGCCGTTGCTTAGCCCCCGGAAAATGGAAGCGACGATGTAATGCTCGAAGCCTGACTTGCCGAGGGCTTCGAATATGTAATCGACAACCTTTTCGGCTTCGGGCCCCGTGACGCGCATATCGATGTCGACCATGCCTCTTCTCCTGAAAAAGCAAAAGGCAGACAATGGCCGGTCTGCCAGCGGCGCCCGGCTCAGGCGAACGGGTCTTCGCCGTTATCGGCAACGTCCTCGAAATCGTCGGCGGTCGCCGACGGCTTGCCGCCGCCGAAGCTGTCGCCGTCGCGGGCGAACTGCACGCCAAGCAATTGGGCGTTGATCTTCTTGCCGTACTGGTTGTCCATCGCCCAAACCTCGATCTTGGCGTTGACAAAACACCCTGAATAGATGACGCCGTCGGCTTCGGTCAGCGGCGAACGGTCCCGGTTGAAAACGCCGGGGCGGATTTGCGACCTCACATTAATGTAGCGGTTGCCCTCGAAACCGTCAGCACGCTGGAGGTTGCCATCGTGGACAACGGCATTGCCGGTACTGCGGATGATGGCAAGCTCCTTCCCCCATTTGGCGCCCCATTTCTCCTTGGCGACCTCGGCCTCGGCGGCTTCGATCAGCTCGGTCGCCGGATGATCCGGCGGAAAAATGAATTTGCAATTGTAGTCCGCCTTGCCGTCGCCGGCGAAAGCAATCGCGTTGAACAGCCCCCGGTGGAAGGCAAGTCGAACGTCTTTGAGCATAACGGTAGCCATGGATGTCTCCTGTCAGGACAGTCAGTCAGTCTCGGACGCGGCGCTGTCCTCCACCGCGTCGAAGTCGGTTGCGGAAATCGGCGTCCAGGCCGGTCTTGAGCTGGACGAAGGCGCCACGCTTGGCCGGCCCTCGCTGCACGTGATCAGCGGTTCAAGCTTGGCCCAGACGCGCGGTCGGTCGGCAAGCAGCTTCTCGGCAACGGTCGGCGAGATCAGCTCCGACACATAGGCTTCGCTGGTTTTCAACCGGCCGGAGGTGGTCAGCGCCTTGGCGGCCGCCTCGGTGTCGGTCCAGCGACGCGCACCGCGCCGGCCGGCAACCAGCTTCCAGCCAGGGACGGCGCGGCCGTCAAGCAGCCGGCTTTCCACCTCGGCCCGGATCGCCTTGATCCAGGTCTCGACAAGGCCGGTGCAGGACATGGCCTGGCCGAGGTCGGCGTCGCTGATGTCAGCGCCGGTGTTGACCGTTGCCGACAGCGCCTTTGGCAGCGAGCCTTTCTCCTCAACCAGGTTTGCGAAGTCCTCCGCGCTGGCGGCGCCCATGGTGACGGCGTCGAGCACAAAGCCGCGCAGCGCCGGGCAGGACGCCTTCGCCACGCAGAACCGGCAAGCCTTCTCGGAAGGTTGGTAGTGCTCGGCCGCTGGCAAAGTGCCGTGCTGGCGCGTTTCGACGACCAGCTCCAGCGACCGCTTCGCGGCGTGCTGCAATTTGGTTTCCAACTGCCGCAGCGCGTCGACCGGCAGCACCCATTCGCCGGTGTTGTGCATGCGCGGCTGCACGATGACGAGACGCACGCTCCGGATATCGTAGACGACATCCAGGGTGTTGAGCGCGCCAAGCGCGTACATGGCTAGTTGCAGGTTGCCTTCGGCCTCGACAAGCACTCCGGCGCCGGCCTTGAAATCGACGACAACCAGCTCGTCGCCGCCGTTGGCCAGCGGCACGATGGCGATATGGTCGGCCGTCCCGACGGCGCCGGTCTCGCCGGTGATGTGCTCGATGCCGACCTCGGTTTCAAAAACGCGGTACGTGGCCGTCGCCGTCAGCGCTTCGATATGTTCGACACAGGTGTTGACGCAATCGGCCATTTCCATGTCGACGGTGATTTCATTGCCTTCGGCCTCGGCGATGTGGCCGACAAAGGCTTCGGCGTTGGCCGGGCGCGCAGGGTCCGCGAAACACATTTCAAGAACCGCATGCGCGGCAACGCCCCAAAGACTGTATTTCGACGACGGTGAATGCACGCCGTCATGGTAGACGCTGGATGCCGCGCAGGTCGACCAGCGCTGCGCGCCGCTCGGCCCAAGCAAAGCGTGCCGTTTGCCCTCTGTCGTCATGATGCTGTTCTCCTGAAAATGAAAAGGCGGAAGGCGTCGGAAAGGGGTCGAAATCGACGCCTCCCGATCAAGCCGCCGGCCCCAGGGCCTGCTGCTTGATGCGTTCGATCAATGCCTTCGCGGTTTCGCGCAGCGGGTCGGGTACGTCCTCGTTCTCGGCGACGCGGTACGCCAACTGATAGAGGTCGACGTGCGCCTGCTTCGCAATGGCGAAGATGCTCTGCGAGTGAATGTTCGGCAGACCCAACATCAGCCGGCCTTCCCCAACAGCGCCGTGTACACGTCACCGCGCTTCGCCGCTGCGATCCCCGACACGTTGCGTACGCCGGCTTCGCGCTCAAGCAGTGCGATGAGCGCTTCCTTGCCGTTCTTCTGCGCGTAGTTGATGGCGGCCGTGCGCAAATCGATATCGCTTGGCCCGGACGCGTCGGCGGGTTCGGCCGTCGGTTCAGGCTTGGCGTCCGGTTCAGGCTTGGCGTCCGGTTCAGGCTTGGCGTCCGGTTCAGGCTTGGCGTCCGGTTCAGGCTTGGCGTCCGGTTCAGGCTTGGCCGCTGGCGGGGTCTTTGCTGGCTTCTCGGCCTTCGGTTTGGCCGGAGCCGGCTGCCCGCCCGGGGCATCCTGTGCGCCGCTTACGCTGCCGGCGAGCGCCAGTATCGCCGCTGAAAGCCGGTCGAGCGCCGGAATGTCAACCGTAATCGTGAAATTCATCGTTGTTCTCCTGATCGGCGCGCCATGCCAGCGCGTCACGGGTTATGTAACTGACAGGTAACGGGCCGTCAATATGGTTTTTGGATTTTGGCAAAAAAAAAGGCGCCCGAAGCAGGGCGCCTTCAAGTTGTTCGTTTAGCTCCACACGAAACGAACAGCATAGCCAAGCGTCCTCCTGTAGGCGGCTCCGAGGTAGGTCGACACCGGAACCGCCTGTTCTTTCAGGAGAACGGAAGGCCAAATAGCCCAAAGCCTTCGTCATGTCAATATGGGTTCGACGCGGATGACAACGTCGGTGCAGCCTTCGCCGACGCGGGCGCGGGCGTGGAACACGGCAGGCTCGCCGGACGTGTACACTTCGAGGACCTGTTTTCCGGCCGGGCTACGGCAGGTCAGCGTGTAGCGGTGCGCCCGCTGACTGATGCGGGTCATAGTGGTATCCTGACTGAAAACGGCGGTTGACCCATTTTCATGAGCAACCGCCGTTTCGAATCCCCTTGCTCCGCACGACATTCCTTGCCCGGAACGTGTGGAGCCTTCCCGGAGGAAAGGAGGTGCGCCACCCCGCACGGGCCTTCCCGCGAGGGTACGCGAACAACAGTGCGTTTCCAGTCCGGCCGGCGACGCGCTGTTGCCTGTGCTTGGGTATACCGATTCTTTGCAACCATGTCCACAGGCGCGAACGGAAACCGGCGGGTGCGAGTCATGACGATGCTTCCTCCTTACGCGGGAACCAGCGGTTGCGACGGCGGCCCTGGCCGCGCACGAAGCCGAAGCGCCGCAGCACGCGGCCGACCCGGCCGTACACAGAGTTATCCATATCGCGCAGCGACAGGCCGAGGGCGCCGGCCGCGACCTCGCTGGCGTGCAAGCCTTCCGGATTGTCGGCGTTGGTCCGTTCACCGGTGACGTCGCGGTCCTCCAGCCAGCGCGCGATGATCAGCTCCCAGGCGTCCTCGGCCTTGTAGCGTGGATGCTCGACGACAGCGAGCCGCTCGGCGTCCTGCCACAGGATGCCGTCGAGGACGTAGAGGTTGGCGGCTTCCGCCCATAGCTGATCGCGGTTGGCGGCGATCCACCTGACATCGGCGTGATTCACCGACAGCGGCAGCCAGCGCCGCTCGCCGGTGGCGTCGCCGAGGAAGTCATCCTCGTTGGTCGAGGCGACGAACACGCCGCGCCGGGCGAAGCGCGTCGTCGTCTCCATGAATTTCGGCACCCAGGTGTCGTAGCGCCGGCTGAGAAACGCCTTGATTTCCTCGGCCGACTTCGAACGCAGCCCGCGTAGCTCGTCGATGTCGTAGACCATGCGCCCGCGCATGAGCCGCGCGATGTCGTCCTCCTTGTTCTTAAGGTGGACCTGCAAGTAGAAGTCGGTGTGCGGCACCAGTTGCTCGAGCGCCGTGCTCTTGTAGAGGCCCTGTGGGCCAACCAGCGTGACGACCATGTCAGCCTTGCAGCCTGGCGCAATGACGCGGCCAGCAAGCGCCGTCCACAGATAGCGGGAAACCGCTGTCGCGTAGTCGCTGGCCGGCACGCCAAAGGCTTGCTCGAAGAAACCGGAGACGCGGGAAACGCCGTCCCATTGCTGGCGCATGAGCCATATCTGCGCGGTGTCGACCGGGTTGTCGCGCGCCGCGCGGCGCACCGCCCGACGCAGCATCTCAATGCCGATCTGCCGGAAGCCCCGACGTTCGAGGATGCGCTGTAGGTCAGCGTAGTTGGTGTCGTCGAACGCCGCCCATTGCTCCTCGCCTTCCGGGTCGGTCATTGGGCACCAGACGACATCATGCTGGAAGGCGTCGAAGGCCAGCACGTGCTGGCAGAAGCCAGGGTTCTCCAGCGCTTCGATGAGATTGTCCATGGTGGTTTCCGGCCGCCCCTTGGCGTCGCGCAGGATGCGCGCCGGCTCGCTGTTGCGGCGGGGGCGCAGCAGCAGGGGCGTGGCCCCCTTGTCGAGGAGGACGCGCGCCTCGGGACTGACAGCCGGCACCGGAGCCAGCTCCGGCGGCGCTTCGGTCAGGTCCTCGAAGCCGTCCAGCGTGTAGCCGCAGGCGTCGCGGAAATCGGCTTCATCACGGTCCATGCAATGCGCGTGCAGGCAAACCCAGTGGCCCTGTGCGTAGCCGCCCGTCGTGGCCGGGAAATAGACCGTGCTGGTCAGCCCTGCGCTGCTGTGCTCGCTGGCGAACGGGCATTCCAGATAGAGCCTGCCGTCCTCACCAACGTCGTAGATGGTCGCGGTCTCGATCAGATAGTCGGCCTGATCGTCGCGCCCGCGCGCCTCGTGTACACGCTCTTTGGAAACGGCCTTGCGCTGGCGGGCAATGCGCGGCGCGTCGGTGGCGAACTCGGTCACCAGCGCCACCCACAGCGCGTTGAACTGGTCTTCGGACAGCTCCGGCAGCGCGCCGGGGAGGCCGTCGGTCCACAGGTAACGCCCGGCAGCCTTGCCGGAGGCGTCGATATAGGTGCCCTCGGCGACGAACTGTTGACCGGTCGCCAGCACCTCGATCATGCCGCCGTCGACCGGGATAACGCGCTTGGTCAGCGGCGGCGGGTAGCGGAACGGCAACAGGCACTTGCCGGTGCCCCGGCGATAGCGTCGCGGGAAGCGGAAGCCGGTGGCGGTCTCGATGGCGGCGACAATCCGCCGCGCCGTGGCGACGTCGGCGACGTCGATGTCGAAGGCGCGCACGCGCCGGGTCTGCACGCAGATGCCGTAGTCGGGCACCGCCGACCAGTCGCCGATGTCGCGCGGCGCGGCGCGGAAGTCGACCCAGCTCCTGATGCCGGCGACGAAGCCTCGGTAGTTGTAGCGGGTCGGGGTCTTGCCAAGGCGGCTGATGCGGCTGTCAGGGCTCAACCTGGCATCCGGGTTCGACACGACGGGGAGCAGGTCCTCACACAGACCCAGCTCGCCGGCGTAGTGCTGCCACACGGCCGGGGACGCGCCAAAGTCCATGGCGCGTCAAACCAGCAGGATGTCGGCGATATCTGGCCTGACCAGGTCCCGGAGCGGAATGTCCGGGTACATGGCGTGGATGGCGCGGGCGCGGCTGATCGGCACCCATCCTTGCGCGTGAAACTTGCTGATGGCCGGGCTGGTGACGCCTAGCAGGGTCGCCAGCGCAACGGTGCCGCCTGCTGCCACAATAGCGCGCTCGATGCCGGTAGGCTGCCTGCCGGTCATGCCGCGCGCCCCAACCAGGCGCTGATCCGGGAGGCGAGCCGGGAGGGACGCGCCCTGCCAGCGCGCCTGGCGGCCTCGCGGGCCTCGATGGCAGCGAACATGGCGTCACTGCGGCGCGCGCAGACGAGGTTGACCTGGTCGATGCGCGCCTCGTCGACACAGCGGGTAAGAGAGAAGGGTGGTGATGTCATGGTGGTTCTCCTGAAAACACTCTATAACCGTGCGGTTACAGCAACGTCAAGGGCCGGAGACAGTGCCGTAGCAACCTGTTGACCAGGCACCTCCAGTAATCTTCTGGCGCCCGCTGATCCGTGCGCGGCCGCCGACCCACGCAGCGCCGGTGGTTGTGGCGTCGCCGTCGGCCTCGGCACGGCCACTGACGATGGCTGTCTTGGACACGCGAACCCGGCCGCCAATCCTGGTCCTGCCAACCGCCCAGGCGTAACCGCTCATCACGGCGTGATCCTCGACGACGGCATGATCGCCAACAAAGGCGCCGCCCGTGATCCGTGCGTGGCCTCTGGCGATGGCATTGCCACCAGCACGAGCGGTCGCGGTCACCAAAGCCGCGTCATAGACCTTGGCGTTGCCGGACACCCACGCGTCGCCAGCTCGCGAAAGGTTGTGCAGGCCCTCGACCCAACCGCCAAGGTCGCCAGCCTTGACGCCGTGCAGCGGAATGTCGCGCAGCGCCTTAATGCGGTACAGCTTGACGCCGCGAAACTTGCGCGTTTTGCCAGTCAGCTTGTACTTCATCGGTCTTCCAATCCTGTTGCCGCCGTCCGGGTTGCCGGCCCATCACTCGTCGCGCCAGCCGATAATCTCGATCGCCGCGCGGCGCTGGTCGACGTTTTCCAAAGCCAGTGCGTCCACGGGCGCCGGCGGCGCACCAGAAACCCATTCCACGGGTATCTGCACACCATGCCAGCAGGCAATGCCCCAGCCGTCCGGGTATTCGATGGCGTTGCCGGTGTCGCTGTGTAGCTTGCCTTCGGCATCGCGCTTGATGAACAGGGGCCGGTCGCTGATCGACAGCACGTCGCGGCTCCACCAGGTAAAGCCGCTGGTTTTTGCAAGCGTCTCGTCAAGCCGCCACGCCTCCACGGCGGGCGATGGTTCAAGCAGGCCTTGCTCGACGAGAAACGATACGTAGGCATGCCACGCAGCCCATAGCTGCGAGCCGCGATAGTGAGCATTCGACAGCTCGTGCCGGTCGACAGTCTTGAACAGGTCGACCTGATGGACGACACGCGTGAAGGTCTGCCACTTGGCCCGATGCTCGACCCGCCGCCCAACCTGTTCCCCGACCTTTTGCAAAACATTTAGCCGAAATTCATTCTCGACTTTCCATCGGGCTTTACTCTTGAACTGATCTTGAATGTATTGTTTAATTCGCCGTTCAATTTTTGTTTCGATCTGCGCATAAATCTGCTGCACGACACGTTGCTGCCCGACCTGCTGCACGACACGTTGCTGCCCGACCTGCTGCGCGACCTGCTTCCAGACCTGCTGCCAGACCTGCGGCCCGACCTGCCGCCAGACCTGCTGCCCGACCCGCTGCGCGACCCGATGCTCGACCTGATGCTCGACCGGCGGCCCGACCTGCCGTTCGGCGAAATACCCAATGTCTTCAAGCACGGCATGCGCGACGGCACCGCCAAGCACACAGGCAAACGGCGATCCCATGCGCAGCACGACGGCCGGGCGTGGGCAGCCAATGAGGTCATAGCAGGCCAGCGCTGCCGCTTCCGCCGCGTCGAAGTCGGCGCGTTCGGTCGACAGGCCGATGCCGATCCATTTGTCGACATGAGCCGAGATCGCGGCTTCCATTTCGGGCGTAAAATCTTTTGTCATGGTGGTTCTCCTGAAAAATGAAACATAACCGTGCGGCTACAGCAACGTCAAGGACGGACAAGAACCCTCATGTCGCTTGGCCCGCGTCTTGATCCGCCAGCCTTCGCTGTTCCCCCAACAGCGCGGCATGGAAAACTTGCGCGCGTTTATCGGTTCGTGGCGGACCCCAATGCGCCAGCGCCTGCGCAAGCGTCAGATGCTTGCGGCATCCAGCCTGGTACAGGCCGTTCGGCCTACGGTAGAGCGTGTAGTGGTGACAGGCTATGGCTTCGCCGACCAGCGCCTCGAGAGCATCTGTCCAGAAACGCACTGGCGCCAGAAACAACGCCATAGCATCTTCCTGAACGGCGATAGCGCACAGGTCGGCTGTCACAAGATGGTTGGGGATGCAACGTATTGCCAATCCGTTTCGCTTTACGGCGAGGGTGCAGAGCTCGGCCGTTTGGAAACGCTCAGGGGCATAGCACACCGACCAGCCATTTTGCGCTGCCGCAGCAGCACAAATCTCGGCCGTTTTAATATGATCGGGAACATGGGCAAGAGCGTTCCCGTTCTGCTTTACGGCCGCGAGGCAAATTTCAGGTGTGAGAAACTGCTCTCGAACAACGCCCAAGGCCAACCCGTTCTGCGCTACAGCAACCCGGCAAAGCTCGTGGGTCACGAAATGCTCCGGGACGTGCCAGAGGCGCCACCCATCCTGCGCTACGGCTTCAGCGCAGCGCTCCGGGGTTGCGTAGCGGTCGGCGGTTCGTGTTGCTTTCGACATGATCGTCAGCCTTTCAATTTCAGCGAGGTTTCGCGAGCTGATCCTGCACGGCAATGCCAACCTTCATGACCTGTTGCATGATCCCGTTGGCGGCTATCGCGCCGGGCAGGCCGGCGCCGCTCATGCCGGCGGCGAGTGCCATGTTGAGCACGAGTGCGGCTTCCTCGGCGAGCGGCGGCAGCGGCACCTTGCGCGCCTTCTCCAGTGCCTCATAAAGCTGAATGACGCGCGGCATTGGGCTGTCCTTCGAGTACATGTAGTGTGTCAGCTCGAGAGCGACGTCGTAGACCGTGTTCCATCCCTCCCCGGGGGCAACGGCGTCCATGACAATGGCAATAGCCGTTATGTGGTCGACAGCGGTCGACAGCGTACGCCGTCGGAACCAAGTCACTGCCTTGTCCATCTGCGGGTTGGCGGGTGCAGGCGCCGGGGTTGATTTTGATCCGAACATGGTGTTGTTCCTTCCTGAAAGAGCGTCGGGCGGGGCGTCAGGCCACGAGACCGCCGCCGCCGCCGATTCTCGCGTACACGACTTCGCCGTTGCTCATGGCACCAAGCCGGCGCAGCGTGCCGAACCTGGCCTCAAAATTCGGCGCAATACGTTTCAGATAGCTCTCCGCGAGCGCCGGGTAGTCGGTGTCGTCACGCACGACGGCCCAATAGGCGATGGTGCCGCCGTATTCGCTGATGCCGAAATAGACCAGGGCGTTGGCAAACACCACGCGATCCTCCCGCCCAAGCCATTTTTCCCGGGGAGAACCCGCCGGGTACGCCTTGGAGAGCGCGTGGCAGTAATCTTCGACGAGCAACTGGAAATCCTCAAAGCCGAATTCCGGGTCGGGGTCGAAACTGTCGAACGCAACGACGGCGTTGCGAGGGTAGCTGACTGAACGTGCCATGGTGTTGTTCCTTCCTGAAAGAGCGTCAACAAAAGAGCATATAACCGGTTGGTTACCGATTGTCAAGCGCCGGGTGCATGCTCGCCGCGCACCGCGCCCCGGCGGTCGACACGTTTGCCGGCGAGGATCGCAGCGGCGATTTCGGGAGCGCGTGTCGGGGCGGCGTGGAAGCTGATGACGTCACCCGAGGCGTTGAACCCCGGGGCGTGTCTTGCAACGCGATATCGCTGCCCGCCGATTGTAAAATACACCGTTCCGGTTGACGCTCTTTCGGCATGCAGCGGACGGCCTTCGCCGGCAAGCCACGCTTCCAGTGCCCGCATCTTCCGGATATAGACATTGCGCTGCGCGCAGTTTGGTTTGAAGCGATAGACCATGGCGCCGTCCTTTTCGAAAAAGAGTGAAGGGGAGGGCAAACCGTAACCCAACGGTTATCGAGTGTCAACCGAAAGGTTTCTGGGGAAATTCAAAATTCGGAGGGAAATTTGGAAAACCGAAAATTTGAAAAAGCCAAAATTTGGAAAACCGAAAATTTGAAAAAGCCAAAATTTGGAAAACCGAAAATTTGGGGAAAAATTGCGTGATACAATCGGCAAAAAAGCGTGATGGAGAACCCATTGATTTTATTGGGGGCGTGTAAGACGGTGATACATTCGGTGATGCAGAAGCCATTGATTTTAAAGCGTTGTGATACCTTTTTACGTATATCTCTATTAATAGGGGGAGCATAAAACAGGGCCCTAAGTGCCCCGGTGTATTACTACACTAATACACCTGTGGATAACCCATTTTCCTAGGGGGAATTGAGCAAAAATAGCCGAATGTATCACAACGCCCTGAAATCAACGACTTAAGATTTTTGCATGTATCACGCCTCTAATGATTTCAATGGGTTGTCGAGCACAAAAGGTATCACCGAAAAAAAAAAGGTATCACCGACACCAAACGGTTACTGATTTTCGGAAAATCCAAAAAATGAAAAATCAGAAATTTGGGGAAATTCAAAATATGGCAAACGGAAATTTGATATTTTCAAAAAAGAGCTACGCCGCCACGGTGCGCGGGCTGGCGGCGGCCCGGACGGCGGATGGACGGCGCAAACACACACATGCCGAAATCGCAGCGCTGTTCGGCGTCAGCCGGCAACACATTGGCCGACTGCTTTCCGCTGGCGCAAGGCCCCGCCAACAGAACGAGACCGGACGGCTGATCAACGCGGATCATCCACGCGCTCGGCTTACGGACGACGAGGTTGAAGTCATCCGCTCGCTGTACGAGCTCGGCGAGCTGGATGACGACGGCCGTCGGCGCTGGACAACGCGGCGCCTGGCCCAACGCTTCGGCGTCACGGCGCGCTACGTCGCCATGCTGATCGGCTTCGAGCGTCGGAATCATACCCTTCGCGTCGAGTGAACTTGAGCACCTAGCGCCCGTGCTAGAGGGCGTGCATGGCCAAAACAGACGACGATCGACAAGCCTATCTGGACGCCCTGTCGCGCTGCGGCACGATGTCGGCGGCGGCGCGATTCGCGCATGTGTCGCCGCCTACCGTCAAGCGCTGGCGCGAGGACCCTGCTTTTGCCGAAGCCGAAGCCGACGCGCGCGAGGCGTTCGCCGACACGCTTGAAGAGGAGGCCGTGCGTCGTGCCCGCGACGGCGTCGAGAAAGCCGTATGGTTCAAGGGCAATATCGTTGGCAGCGAGCACCAGTACAGCGACGCGCTGCTGGCCAAGCTGCTGGATGGCCACCGGGCCGATCGCTACAAACAGCGCGTGCAGAACGAGCTCACCGGCCCCAACGGCCAGGAGCTGACGGCTTCGCCCCAGGACATCGCTTTGCGCATTACCGCGCTTCTCGAAGAGGCCCGACACTTGAAGGAAAAAGCTGAATGAGCTCTGGAAAAGCAAAGCCGATGGCCGTCGGCGTCAACCACACGGTCGCCGCCAGCACGACAAGCGTCGAAGTCCTCGTCAGCGCGGCTTGGCCTTCCGTGCGCGTCTACAACGCGACGGACGGCGTCGTCTTCATGCGTATTGGCAGCGCCGGCGAAGAAGCCAACGAGACGAACGCCGTGGCCATCCCGCCGGGCGGCGTCGAGAGCTTCGAGAAAGGCACGGCGCCGGCCATCCAGCTTGTTCTGGATGCAGGCACGGGCACGGTCTACCTGACGGAAGGGGACGGCATCTAGATGCTTCGAAATCGGGCTGGCGGGTCGGTAGGTCCGCGCGAAACCTCTATGCCGGTTTTCGCCAGCGAGCCCGGCGCGCTACCGGCCATCACGCAACAGGACGTCGACTACCCGGTGCCGTTTGTGCCGGCTGGCGGCTATCCGATGCCGGCGCACGTGCTGTCTGGCACACTACCGGCAAACGTCGAAATCTTCGTCGACGACGTCGAGGTGACGCTGCCTGCCTCAATCGCACGGGCATCGGCCAACAACATAAGGCTACGCGCTTCCGCGCCGGGCACAGGCACAGTCACGCTGGCGCTGACGGCAACCAATTCGGTTGGTGCCGACGTCGTCAATGCTACCGCCACGGTCAACGTCGCCACGCCAGCGCCGGACTGGTCGGTGAATGCATTCGACTTCGAGCTTCCGGTGTCGCTGCCACGCAACCTCGGCACGTTGCTCGCGGTCGCCAACGCGACGACGATCAGGGTCACGACACTGCCCGACAAAGGCCAATTTTTCATCGACGATCCAACACCTACGCTGCTCGCGGTCAATGACACGTTCGCTTATGCCGATTTGCCTTTGCTCGCCGGTGAAGCGGGTGGCGATACCGGCGCGGTGACCGGCCCGCTGACGCTGCGCGCCGAGGGTCCTGGCGGCAACGACGACATTGTCGTCACGGTGACCATCGCCCAAGGCGCGGCGCCGGCCATCACGGCGCGCACGCTGCAAGTCGTCCAGGAAACGACAGCGAATGTCGGCCTCAACCTGACGGACTATCAGGTTGGCAGCGATACCACGGTCACCAACAACACGACGCTGGATTTCTTTTTTCAGGATCAAAGCTGATGGCCTCAGTGCTCAACCCGCAAACGTCTGCTTCCGGCTCTTCCGCGACGACGAGCACGATTGCCGGTTACGCGGTGCCCGCCGGCGCTGACAAATTCCTTGTGGTCGTGGCATGCTGCCGGAAGACGGCGTCGGTAGCGCTCAACATTACGGGAGCGACTTTTGCCGGCACTGCGATGACGCGCGTTGGCGCGGAGCTGGACAGTACCACGACAGGCAGCACGCCGCGCACGGCGCTGACTATGTTCGTGCTGCCCCTCGGCAACACGACACCGACCGGGGACATCGTCGTGACCGTCGACGGTGCCAGCTATCGGCGTATTGTCCACGCCTTCGTCATCGACGGCCTCAACCAAACGCAAACGCCAGTGATGCAGTCGCTGACTGACGCTATCGCGATGAGCGCCAGCGGCCTTACCGTCGGCAGCGCGCTGATCAATGCGGCGGCACAAACGACAAGCGCGACCGCCGACACGTCGATCACACCAGACCCGCTGTCGGCTGTCGTTGCCAACACAACGTCCAACCCCGGTGGCTCCGACGAGACCTCGATGCTTTCGGCGTTCCGCATCGCCGATACCACGGTCGAGGATTTCACCAATTCGGCGACTGCCGGCTCGCGGCGCCTGACGTTCGTTGTGCCGTTCGCTGTCGTTGCCGGTGGCTCCACGGTCTCTCCTGATCCGACAGGTGTCAACGTGTCGTCGGTCGCGGCCAACAACGTCAATGTCACGGGCAATGCGACTTGGTCCAGCGGCGGTTCGCCGACCACGGGCTACGAGTATGTCGTCACCAGTCCGACGACGCCCGACTACAGCAACCCGACACCAACAACGGCGACAAGCGCGACGATTACCTGCAAGGGGTCGCGCAGCGTGCGCTTTGCGGTGCGCGCAACGGGTGGCGACGCGCCGTCAAATTGGGTGGCTTTCGATTTCGTTTCGCCTGACCTTCGCCTGGCGCCAACCCAAAGCGCGACGCTGACGAAAACCGAAGCCGAAACGCTGTACGTCAGCGCGCTCCTGGCGACGACCGGCATCAAGGGCATTTTCGCGGCGCGCTGGAACAATGCCGTCGGCAATCCGGTTGGCGAGGACGTCACCACGGAAGTGATCCCGACACCGACACCGACACCGACGCCAACACCGACGCCAACACCGACGCCAACACCGACGCCAACACCGACACCAACACCGACGCCA